GCAAGGGTCATGATAGGACTCCGAAGTAGTGCGACATTGCACTGGTCAACCCCGTAGGGCTGACCGCTGAAATGTCAGGCGGGGGTCAGTTTGCGTTGGCTCTCAGCAAAGGCACACAAAGCGGCATGTAGCTTGGAGTCTTTGCGGATCTTGCGCTCTCTGTACATCTCACGCACCTCATTGTTGTCAGAGTAGTTGTTGATCTCTACGCAATACACGACATTGTTTTTCTCAATTACAAAGGTGTCATGCGTACCCCAACTTGTGTCAATGCTAATGAGTTTCATGCGGCAACCTTTCGGTTCAAGCATTCGTTGTATGTGCCTCTGTAAAAGATCACATAGCCTGAGCGTTCAAGGTCACCCTTGCAGACAATGATGTTGCCGTGGCGGTCAATTTGTGCGGTGTACATATTCACTCTCCCTTGTAGTAGCGGGCAATAACTTTTTGAAGCAGGACTTGATCTTCAAGGTCAAGCATCATTGAGGCGAAAGGGTGCTTCCATTCATGGCGGTAAACACGTTTTGCGTTTTCCAGTGTGGGGTTTGCTTTATAAGCATCGAGAAGCTTTTTCATGGGGTCTCCAATACAGTGCAAGAGCGCACTCCGTAGCCCTAGGGGCTACAGGCTGAACTCTTTCAGCCCTACGTGGTGCGATCACCTGTAGGGTAGAGAGATCTGCACTACTCACTGTTCTTTTCCCATCACGGGTCAGTGGATCAAAGCGGTAATCTCTTGCGTTGGGATCGATTGTACTAGCATTTGATTTAAACGTGCAATAGTATCCTGACTAAACTGTAGGGTTATTATTTTGAGCATGTTGGTGGGATCAATGACATTCTTTATTAGATGTGGTGCAATCTCACAGTTGAACTACAAAGTATTCATTTTGAAATAAATGTAACACTTGGCCGAAAAGTATTAAAAAACGCTCAGAACGGCTCAGGATCGTTCAAAACGGGGTGGGGTAGGGTAGGGGTGCTTAAAACCAAAACGGACGCTCCTAGACCCCTTAAAATCGATTCTAGAGGCCATAGGGTTTACCCTTATTTTGTGGATAACTACCCCTGTTTTGTCCACATTTTGTGTGGATAACTTTCCGACTGCTGTGGATAACGTGGGTAAACCCTAATTGCACCAAAATGAATAACCTGTGGATAACTTTTGGACTTATCCACAGGCTTGGATAACCTGTGGATATCTGTATAATGGGAACAGTGGGTGTCCATACATGAGTGTATGGTTATGTTTGCGGTTACTAACATTCGGGGGTGTTTAAACATGAGCAAGGTCAATGTGAATGAGTACAGGGCGGAGTTGGATGTTGCACTGCAACATGACGGGGAGTGGGAGGGTGATGACGGCCTCGCAGACCTTAGCGAAGCGGAACGGCTAGCCCATGCCGCAATGAGTCCTAAGCTAAGAAAGGATGGAGTACATAAGGGATCAGGTACACCAAGACCTAAGCCTTTGAGTCCAAGGCAAGTGATGTTCACTCAGGGGGTTATCAGAGGCAAAAGCTTAAGGCAAGCCTATCGGGATGCCTACGGCAATGACACTGGATCAGATGCAAGTATCAGTGCATCAGCCAACAAGCTGATGAACGATCCAAGGGTGAAACATGCCCTCAAGGATGCATGGGCTGAAACCATAGAACACCTGAGTGAGGACATCTCAGCGTCCAAGAGGTATGTGTTGAAGGGACTGCTTGCACTGAGCAAGGACGCTCAAACAGAGTCATCCCGACTGAGGGCACTGGAACTGATGGGCAAAGCCTGTGGCCTGTTTACACCTACAGAGGTAGCAGACAAGGCAGTGATCACCGCAGATCAATTGAAGCGGGAACTGTCAGGTCACATGAAACTACTGGAGCAAGCCAAGGCATCAGTGCTAGACGTAGATGCTAAGAGCATGACCCGTTTAAACAGTACACCAGAGCCAGACGCAGTGCCTGTGCGGGGCGTGTAAACGCATGATTAGCCGTTCCCCACCGCCCCCCGACCCCCACTTGGCACGATGCGACACCCCTCCGTCTATTACGCTCGAATCCACACAAACATTTACCCCCAAAATAGGAAACACCCCCCCCTTCATTTCCAAATCAAACACCCCCGGGGTATATATATATTTTAATTTACCCTTGCGAACGTTCTCATATATGTTTACAATCCGTTTAAACATATGAAGGCACATTGTGGATGACAACCCAACTGGACGGCTAGTCACCGATTCTGGGCAGTGTGCCCTCATATGTGTTCCCGGATATCCCTCCCCTTAAAGGGGGGAGGGAATCCGGGAGAACCGGGAAATGAATGAGCAAGCGTAGGCAGTTAGTTTTAGATTTCATCCGTGCGTACATAAGGTTGCATGGTGTGCCTCCGTCTTATGAAGTTATTGCCAAGGGGATAGGATTGAGTTCTAAGTCAAATGTCCACAGGATTGTCCATAGACTAAAGGAGGATGGTTACCTGACCGTCCGTCCTTATAAGTTTCATTCCATTAAGTTAGTCGATAACTCTGTTAAGGCTGTGACATCTCTATGAGCCTACTTACCCACGCAGAGATCCAGAAGTACTTAGAGATGGTTCCTAAGGCTTCTCCAGACAACAGGGCAAAGATCCAAGCTCTGTTGGAGATGGATAAGGTTGAGCGGAGCAAAGAGTCCTTCTTATACTTCGTTACCCAGATGTGGCCTGTGTTTATATCTGGAAGCCATCACAAGGTGATGGCAGATGCCTTTGAGAGAGTTGCCCGTGGAGAACTTAAGCGTCTTATCGTTAACATGCCTCCTAGGCATACCAAGTCTGAGTTTGCTTCTTTTCTTTTACCTGCGTGGTTCTTGGGTAAGTTTCCACATAAGAAGATCATTCAGACTGCTCACACCGCAGAACTAGCAACCGGATTCGGAAGGAAGGTTAGGAATCTTGTCTCTTCAGAGAACTATCAGAGAGTATTTCAGACTAAGCTGTCGAGCGATTCAAAGGCCGCCGGTCGCTGGAATACTCACATGGGCGGTGATTATTTTGCTATTGGTGTCGGGGGCGCTGTCACAGGTAAAGGAGCCGATCTTTTAATCATTGACGACCCTCATTCTGAACAAGAAGCCAAGCAAGGTAACCCCGCAGTCTTTGATAATGTGTATGAGTGGTACACATCTGGCCCTCGCCAGCGTCTTCAGCCGGGTGGAGCCATCATTATTGTGATGACTCGGTGGTCTAAGAGAGACTTAACGGGGCAAATCCTCAAGAACTCAGGAAAAGATGGCGTAGATCAGTGGGAAGTTATCGATTTTCCGGCAATTATGCCCAATGGCAACCCTCTTTGGCCCGGATTTTGGTCTAAAGAAGCCCTAGAAGCCCTGAGATCAGAGCTTCCAGTCTCTAAATGGGAAGCCCAGTACCAACAAAACCCCACATCTGAAGAAGGTGCGATTGTTAAACGGGAACATTGGATGATTTGGGAGGAGAAACATCCTCCTGCCTGTGATTACATCATCCAATCTTGGGATACGGCCTTTGAAAAGAACAATCGAGCCGACTATTCCGCCTGTACAACATGGGGTGTCTTCCAACACCCCAATAAAACTGGTGATCTAAAGCCAAACATCATCCTTTTGGACGCGGTGAAGGAGCGTATGGAGTTCCCTGAACTCAAACGCAGAGCTTTAGATCTATACAAAGAGTTTGAACCAGACACGTTGATCATTGAGAAGAGAGCGGCTGGCGCTCCCTTAATCTATGAGATGCGGAAGATGGGAATTCCTATTGCAGAGTATACGCCGGGCAAAGGAAACGATAAGATATCGCGTGTAAACGCAATCTCTGCTTTGTTTGAGTCCGGCATGGTCTGGTGTCCTGATACCCGATGGGCAGAAGAAGTCATGGATGAGTTGGCTTCCTTCCCAAATGGGGATCACGATGACCTTGTGGACTCAAGCAGTCAAGCCTTGATGCGGTTTCGCCTCGGGGGCTTTATCTCCATCGACTCTGATGAAGAAGATGAGCCTATCAACTACCGCAGAAAAGTAGCCTACTACTAAGGAACATTATGAGTATTGAACAATCATTGAGCCAAGCCCCTTTGGGTTTAAACGCATTAGAGCTTGACGACACACCAGTCATCGAGATTGAGATAGAGAACCCAGAAGGGGTGCGTTTAAACATGGACGGTATCGAGATCGACATGATGCCCGAGGAAAAGGAAGAGGGCTTCAGTGACAACCTCGCAGAATATCTAGACGAAGGCGAACTCCAAAAGATTGCCAGTGATCTGATTGAAATGGTGGACGCAGATATCAACTCCCGTAAAGACTGGGTTGATATGTACGTCAAAGGTCTTGATGTTTTAGGGATGAAATATGAAGAACGAACGGAGCCTTGGCTCGGAGCTTGTGGGGTATTCTCCACTGTACTCACAGAAGCCGCAGTACGTTTCCAAAGCGAAACTATCATTGAGACTTTCCCGGCTCAAGGCCCTGTCAAAACGGAAATCATTGGTGCAATTGATAAACTTAAAGAAGAGGCGGCAGAAAGGGTTCGTGATGACATGAACTACAAGCTCACGGAAGGTATGCCCGAGTACCGTCCTGAGCATGAGCGTATGTTGTACTCCCTAGGTTTAGCCGGAGCGGCCTTCAAGAAGGTTTACTACGATCCATCCATGGGCCGTCAGGCATCCATCTTTATCCCTGCTGAAGATGTGATCATCCCCTACGGTGCTTCTAGTGCCATGACATCCGAGCGCGTTACGCACATCATGCGTAAGACCAAGAATGATATCCGTAAGCTTCAAGTATCGGGTTTTTACCTAGATGAAGATCTTGGCGATCCACTCCAGTTCTACACGGACGTAGAGAAGAAGAAGGCAGAGGATCAGGGCTACAACTTATCCGATGACGACCGCTACCAGATCTATGAGATCCACGTAGACTACGACTTACCCGGCTATGAGGATGAGGATGGGATTGCCCTTCCCTACGTCATCACCTTGGAGCGTGGGACTACAAAAATTCTTGCTATCCGCCGTAACTGGAATGAGGATGACGAGCATCGTTTAAAGCGCCAGCATTTTGTCCAGTACACCTACGTACCCGGCTTTGGTGCTTATGGCCTTGGTTTGATCCACCTGATCGGTGGGTATGCCCGTGCAGGCACATCTTTAATCCGTCAATTGGTAGACGCAGGTACTCTGTCTAATCTGCCCGGCGGATTGAAGACCCGAGGTCTGCGGATCAAGGACGACGATACCCCAATCAATCCCGGTGAATTCCGAGATGTGGACGTTCCAAGTGGTTCAGTCAAAGAGAACATCATGGCTCTGCCATACAAGGAACCCTCGCAGGTTCTCTTGGCTCTCTTAAACCAAATTACAGACGAAGGCAGAAGACTTGGATCAATCGCAGATATGAACATCAGCGATATGTCTGCCAACGCTCCTGTAGGTACAACTCTAGCTCTGTTAGAGCGCCAGCTTAAGACAATGTCTGCGGTGCAGGCTCGTGTTCATTACTCAATGAAACAAGAGTTTAAACTGCTGAAATCCATTATCAGGGACTACACACCAGAGTCCTATGAGTACACGCCTGTTGCAGGAACACCACAGGCCAAACGGGCTGACTATGACATGGTGGATGTTATCCCCGTGTCAGACCCTAATTCAGCCACGATGGCACAAAGGATCATGCAGTATCAAGCTGTGATCCAGTTGGCTCAAGGCGCTCCCCAGATCTACAACCTACCAGTCCTGCACCGCCAGATGATTGAGGTTCTAGGTATCAAGAACGCAGACAAGTTAGTTCCTATTGACGATGACATGACCCCCAGAGATCCAATCTCCGAGAACATGGCATTCCTTACAGGTAAACCAACCAAAGCCTTCATCTATCAGGATCACGACGCACACATTGCTGTACATACATCCATGATGCAGGATCCTATGGTCATGGGTCAGATTGGTCAAAACCCAATGGCTCAACAGATGCAGGCCGCAATCATGGCCCACGTAGCTGAACATATAGCCTTCCAGTACCGCTCCAAGATTGAGCAACGCCTCGGAGCAACTTTACCCAAGCCAGACATTGAGATGCCTGAGGACATTGAGGTTCAGTTGTCCAAGTTGGTTGCACAAGCGGCGGCTCAGTTGCTCCAGATCAACAAGAACGAGGCGGCTCAAAAGCAGGCCCAACAGCAAATGCAAGACCCCGTCATGCAGATGCAACAGGCAGAGTTGCAGATCAAGCAACAAGATGCCCAGACCAAGGCCCAAAAGGTTCAGGGAGAGCTTGCCATCAAGCAGGCAGAACTGCAACTCAAGGCTCAAGATATGGCAACCAAACAAGGCGAAGACCCTGCCATGGCCGCACAGCGCCAGCAACAGGAGATCGCTATGGAAGCCATGAGACATCAGTCAGAGATGACCCGAGCGCAAGAAGAACACCAGCAATCGTTGGCTCACAACCAACAGAAGCAGGATCTTGAGGCTAAACAAAAACTTCTTCAAATGATGCTTAACGCAAACAACAGACCGAAAGGTGAATGATGAATCCACTGCTTGATACTCTAAACAAGAAGCTTGAAGAACATGTCAAGCAGTTGACTCAAATTGTCAGTGAGGGTGGTGCTAAATCCCACGATCACTACAAAGAACTGTGCGGAACAATCCGAGGTCTGCAAACCGCGCAGTATGAACTTGCTGACCTTGCGCGAAAAACGAAAGAGTATCAAGATGACTGACTTTGATGTTAGTGCGGTGGATCTGAGTGGAGTGCTTAACACCTCCGCAGAAGAGAAAGCCAAACAAGTGCCCGATCCGGCCACTTACCACATTCTTTGTATGCTTCCCAAAGCAGAAGAAGAGTTCAGCGAAACAGGGATCCTTAAATCCGCAACTGCAATGTACCACGAGGAGCTTCTATCCCCCGTGTTATTTGTAGCAAAGATTGGCCCCGATGCTTTCGCAGATAAAGCCCGATTCCCTTCTGGCCCGTCCTGTAAGGTGGGAGACTTTGTGTTAGTACGTCCTAACACGGGAACCCGCATGAAGATTCACGGTACGGAGTGGAGACTCATTAATGACGACTCAGTGCAAGCGGTGGTTCAAGACCCCCGTGGCATCCAACGTCCAACTTAAGGAGAAATCATGGCTGAAATTGAAAAGACTGAATTTGAGTTCCCTGATGAAAAGGAAGAAAACTCCCGCAAGGGCGGTAAAGTTGTAGAACCTGAACCAGAAATTGAGGTGGTAGACGATACCCCCGAAGAAGACCGGTACAGAACTCCTATGGCCGAACCCCCGCAGGATCCCACGGAAGAAGAGTTAGCAACCTATTCAGAAAGCGTAAAGAATAGGTTTAAACACTTTACCAAGGGCTACCACGAGGAACGCAGAGCCAAAGAAGCCGCTCAACGAGAAAAAGACGAGGCAATTAGATTTGCTCAATCTTTGGTCGAAGAGAACAAAAAGCTCAAAGGCTCTGTAAATCAGGGACAGACTGTTCTACTGGAGCAGGCTAAAAAAGTTATTACAAGCGAAATTGAAGATGCCAAGCGCCTCTACAAGGAAGCTTACGAATCTGGAGACGCAGATAAGCTATTGGATGCTCAGGAAGCACTCACTACCGCTAGGATCCGCGCAGATAAAGTAAATAATTTTAGGCCTGCCCCTTTACAAGAGGAAGAAACTCCTGTACAAATCGCACAACAGGCTCCACAGCCTGCACCCGTGGACGAAAAACTATCTGCATGGCAAGACCAAAATCGATGGTTCGGTAGTAACAAACGGATGACTTCATACGCCTTAGGGTTGCATGAAGAGCTTGTGGAGAGTGGTGTACGGGTTGGCAGTGACGAATACTATAAACGTATCGACGCTGACATCCGCGAAAGATTCCCCGACCAAGTTGGAGCCGGAGAGTCCGTTGATGCGAAACCTCAACGTACCAAATCCAATGTTGTTTCACCTGCAACCCGCAGTACAGCGCCGAAAAAGATCGTACTGTCACAGTCGCAAGTGAATCTCGCCAAGCGGTTAGGACTGACAAATGAGCAGTATGCCCGTGCGGTTGCAATTGAAATGAGGAAATGAAAATGGAAAAATCTATTCGCACAGGCCGTGACCTGAGTACCCGCGAAGTTTCGGAGCGTCCAAAACAATGGATGCCGCCAAAACTACTACCTGATCCCAACCCGGAGGAAGGTTATGCGTTTCGCTGGATTCGGATTGCGTCACTAGGAAAAGATGACCCCACGAACTATTCCTCGAAGCTTGCTGAGGGCTGGGAACCTGTTAAGGCTTCCGATCACCCCGAGATACGTCTGTTCAATGCTACGGCGGCGAAATTCCCAGACAGTATCGAAGTGGGAGGTTTGTTGCTTTGCAAAACCCCAGTAGAGTTTACTGGTCAGCGTGATGCGTACTATCGCCAACAGGCGGAAGCGCAGATGCAGTCGGTAGACAATACTTACATGCGAGAGAATGATCCGAGGATGCCTATGTTCAAAGAACGTAAGTCCACGGTCACTTTCGG